CCAAAGTTACGCCTGTAAAGTATTAAAATCAGTTCGCATAATCCGTTGATCAACTGCCTGTCTAAAGGCAGGTTCCATTTGATACCTTGGACTAGAACGATCTGCTTTAAATTCTCTCATAGTTTTGTACCCCTCATAAGTAGGGGCAGTAGAAGCTACATTTGCCGGATTAATATTTCTTTCCGGCTCTTGATTAATAGGTCTTTGTGATTGTGCTTTATCATATCTAGCTTTAAGACCTAATAAAGTAGTCTCTTGCATCTCAGGAGTAGCTAATCCTACGTTTAAGGTAGCAACTTCTGCGGCACTAAGTGACTGGGTAGCCCAAGCAAACATAGAATTTAAGTTATTCTCACCACCAACTACATCGGCAGCTTGAACTCTAGCTTCTTTCATCTTTGCTTTTTGACCAGTAATAAAATCATTTACCATTTCACCAGTTAATCCAGTTTGTTTTGAGATTAACTCTTTAGTTTCTTGTGGTAAATCACCTTTCTCAGCAACTTCATAACTCCACATTTTCCATTGATCAGGAGTAATAGTCTCAGGCACAGGATTTTCTACCTGTTCTGATGGAGTATCAATTTGCAAAGATTCACTATTTGCTGGTACAATCTCTTCTTGTACTGGTTGTTGTTGTAATTCTTCAACCTGTTGACGCAAAGTAGAAATTTCTTGTTGACCTTGAGTGTAATTCTTTTGTGCTTCTTTTAAAGAATTAAACCAAGCATCAGCGTTTTCAAAATTCTCAGGTATTTGTCCACCCGTAGATTCTACATATTTTTCAAAAGCTTGTCTTTCTTTTGCCGCGTTAACATCGTCTGCTGTTGACGTAATAGATTGCTCCGCATTATTTACAGCATCTTGCAATACATTAGGAGTCTCTGCTTGATAAGCAGGAGATTGTTCCTGTTGCGGAATCTGTTCATTCTCAGCCATTATTTATCCTTTTCTAAATCTCTAATCCTTGTTTCGTGGTCCGTTAATACTGCGGAAAAGTTTTTAATCTGCTCGGTTAAAGAACCAAGTTGATTGTTCATCTTCCATAACATTGCTATCACACCCGAACCAATAATCATTTCTACGATTGGCATGACAACACCCCCCATTTCAATAATCATTATCTATTCCACGGAAAGAAGCCGCGAACCCATTCCCATGCTGCTCTACCAATAAGAGCACCAGAGGCAAACGCAATAACATGAGACAAAACAAAGCCCCAACTAAAGGTAGCAAATTCAATCATAGTTTTATTTCTCCTAATTTAATTGAATCATCATTAATAATTCTAGAAACAACTTTCCAACCCCACGCCAACGAGATTGCTCCCGTTACGATAGCAGCTGGAATAAAAAAGTATGCAGCATATTTACACATAGCGTAGTTAATTACCACAAATGCTACACCGCCAAACACAGGTCGCCATCCCATCATTCCCTTCGTAATAACTAAGAGTGCGATACCCGCAACACAGCAGGCTGCTCCGATTAAACTCAGAGTCGGATCGCAACCCGTACCTATATCGGTCACGGTAGGGATCGAAGAGATAATCGGAGCTTCCGCTTTTGACGATACGATTGGAATTGATTTACAGCTAACAAGTAAAGGCAGAACCATGTAATATTTCTTACCTCTACAACTTAACATCCATAATAAAAATGATAGTATTTTACGCATTACTAGTTGTAGGCGCACTGTTTTTGTAAGTATGATCGGAGGGTAGTGTACTTTCTAATCCAAACTTATGCGCCATGTATCCTTCTATTTTATCTACGTTAGCCTCACTGTAGTTATACATAACAAAATCATAAACACCACCAGTGTAGGGTCTAACTAAAGTTCTATTTACACTATTAGGTTCATTCCCAAAAGTAATTGGTTCTGTTAATCTAACATCATTGTAAAAACCATAACTATAAGAGGTAGGAAATTCGCTAGTAACAAAGCCCTCTAAACCATCTTTTCGTGCATTAACTCCAGTTCCTTTAACAGTTCCTCCCACTCCTCCGCTCGTTCCATTTAGATTAGCAAATGGTGTAGGAGTTCCAATCAAGCTTTGCTGATTATCTTTACAACCAAAGGTAAGTAAGTGTGTGGCTTCGTTTTCTACTCCTGTTTTAGTTGCAGAAACCGAACTAGGAATATAAAAAGTTGATCCTCCAAATGATAGAACATTTTCAGATGTAGTTCTCCAAGCTAAAGTTTCGTTTGAGCCTGTAGTTAAATGCCTAACTTGTAAATCAAGTGGCATTGCTTGAGAATCTCCTATACAAAAGATTGCTCGATTAGAATTGGGATCTACTGGTGTTGTAATTAACATAGTAATTGCCCATTCATGTACGTCTCTACCATTGGGTTTCGTGCCAATACCATCTCCTACACCACTTGCACACTCGCTTCCATCAAAGTGCATACCACTGTATCCGTTTATAGCAGTTGCTTTAGTAGGTGCTCTCTCTGATTCGGTAGCAGCAGCGGGATATATCGCCCCATATTGATGCCCGCCTAAAATATTTACGTTTCTTACAGTATCATTTATTCTAGTCATAGTATTAGTACTACTACTAAAACGATAATTTTCTGACTCTAGTGCCATGATTAAATCAGTAGTATCTACAGTGGGAGCATATAATATTTCTTTATGTTTATTCCAAGACAGTTCTCTATCTAATGGTTTTTTAAATCCATAGTTATCTAAGATAGTTTCTCTCATGTTTAATACATGACTTTGCAAACCTCGTCCTAATAAGATATGTTGATTTAAAATTAATACAGAGTTATCAGTTGATCCCTCAATATCTAAAGTGTGCAGTTCTTCAGGTAATGCGTGTTTTCCGTAATCAATTCTGCTCATGAGACACTCCTACTATTATAACCAATTATGAAGAAGGAGGAACAATATACTTAAATCTAAGATTACCAGATGTACCTACGTTGTTACCTGCTGAATTAAAAACAAGACGATAAAAAGGAACTTCGACTGACGTAAGATCTACAATGCCGTATTTAATTCCGGTTTCGTTTGGATTTGAATCCGCAATAACAGTAGCATAATTTGAGGTCCAGTTTAATCCGTCTGCTGAAAGTTGAAGAGTCACCTCACCTGCAACATCGCTATATGCAGAGGTAACGTCAATACCCATCATAACTTTCTTTCCATTTAAAGATGTAGTTGTAATAACCTTAGATGCAATACCGTCCGTACCCGTAGTTAAATCAGGAGTAATTTCAGTAGTAAAAACCTGATAACTATTCGA